ATACGGTAGCGGTCTTATGATCTACAACTATAGCTTCAACTTCAACTTTAACTTAAACTTCATTATCAACTTCATTAGTATTATCGGTGTTGGGGGTTAATATAGATCATTCTTCCCAACCTTTATATTCTATATAGTAACCCCTAACCTCTAACGCCATTCTTTGACTAATTTCTCCTACCATATTTTTAAAACCACGGTCGCACAAAATCTCGCGCCCCTCTTTCACCACTTTACGAAATATGGTTTTTGATCTTATTCCCGATCTTTCAAATACACTTCTTTTCATCTCAATTTCCTCTCTATATAAAACCGCCCCGTTAGACGACCAACACCCTAACGGGGCGGCGGCTTCACAATAGCACCGCGTCTTTCTCAATAGCAAAGGGGCGCGTCAATCTTGTAAAGCCATACTTATCTCTAACCTGTCTGACGGTTGCGCGCAAGTGAATAATATCTCCTTCCGCTATACCTAAATTCTTTCCACTGTAGACAAACTTTTCACCACTAGGGCTAGAAAATGCCTGTCTACATATTTCGACTGTCTGACCTTTATAGCCATCTGTCTCGTAAAATGTCTTTCTTACTAACACCAGATCATAAAATTCTAGCCTGTCAAATTCTGCAATCTGTAGGGCCTCTTTAAGTTTGTGCGTGTCTCTTTCTAGCATCTCCAGTCTTCCTTATCCTACGAGTTGTAAATTTGGTTTCCTTAGTAAAGCTAAATTTTGGAACAGGATTAGCATATTCTATTATTTCCCCTTTGCAAACTCTTTTTATTTCTTCCCCTGTGAGCTTAACGCCTTTGCTGGCTTTCTTAACTTCTACCCCGTTCTGGTAAACCGCATAAAGTTTCTTTCCGGCAATATAAACAGCATCGCCTTCTTTTTCTATATCCCAAGCCCCAAGCTTTGACGGGTGAAGCTCTATTCCCTCGCCCTCTTTTAGATCATAACAAATGATGCTATCGGTGTCACAATAGACAGGCCTAGTTGCCGCGCTTATTCCTTTTAGCAGTGAGGCCCTTGCCGCGCTGGTTATACTAGCGGCTGTGGCAACGTTAAAGAAGTTGGAGCCTCTAACCCGTTGCGGGGCCGCGTATATAGCTTTACCCTCTTTCATTGTATGCAGATACCAACCGTAGGGGCTGGTTACCTTATCTTTGCAGGTGAGGCACTCAATAGGGGCTAGTTGATTAGTTTCTATATCGTGGCAAATGTCGCAATATGCAGGGCTTGGTATTTCGTCAGGGTCGAATATCCAACTTTCAAATTTGCGAGGGTCTTGAGCAAATTTACCATAGCTACTATTCATCACAAGTTTATAGAACAGTTTATTAATTTCATCTTTATTCTCGCTGGCCTCTAATCGCAAGCTGTAAAAGTGATCTATAAAAGAGCCAAAATTTGTTTCATTATCAAAATAAATAGTATGATATACGCTCAAAATTTTTAACGTGCCAGTTTCTAACCCAGCTTTTATTTCATGTATGCAAGCGAAAAAGTCAAAAACTCCATGTGGAAAACTTAAACTTCCATCTTTGTTACGTATAGGCAATGCCCCATGTGAGCGCGCTCTAATAAAGGCAAAGTGCGTCTTATTGGTTATTCTTCTTTCGTATCTCGGACAAGAGCTAATGGGGTGATTGTATTTTTTCATTACATCGGGATAACTACTATTTATATCATATATCTTGAAGTTGCCTATTATCTCACCAGTTTCAAAGCACTCATTACGACCGCCAAAGTAATAGGGCCTCATATCAGCATCTATAGACTGCCCCATTGTTTCAAAGCCATGATATGATCTTAGCATATTTAAAGCAACGCTCGCCATTGTCAGCTTAGAGCCAAACATTGAAAACCAACTAACAACTAATTCGGCTAGGCTTGTGCAATCTCGCTTTTGGTAAATCAAAATTTCTTCTTTATATATATCTCTAAAGCCCCGTTCAAAGCAGCGATAATCAATTTCCCCTTTGTCATAGTTGCCTAGTCCGACTGGTATCATAGTAAAGCTATCACGAAATTCTTGACCGCCAGCCATTATTTGCACTAAGCGCCCGTTAATAATAAAGGGTTTGTGATTAGGCTCGAAATATTTTAGGAAAAAATAAAAGTCAAAGTTTCCCCCGTTATGCGCGAATATACATAACTCTTGGTCACTAAAGTTTTCTGATAACCATTGGAAAAATTGATCTATGCAATCATCGCCCCAAAAGTCTTTATATTCGCCAGTATCGGGGAGATAAAAGCCACAGGTGAAAGGCTTTACTATACGCCCTTGCAAAAAGGGGTCGGTTTCACTGTCAAAGATAGCTATGCGCTTTCCTAGTTCCTTGTGGACGTAATCGACAGGTTCAATAGGTATTTCATAAACTACTTTTGCAGGTCCGGTGCGGCGGACAATTTGAACCAATTTTTAGCCTTTCTTTTCTCGTGATAGCTTGGCGCGTTTTTTCGCGGCTTCTTTATATTGCGCGGCTTTAAAAGGGTCACTCATGATCTTTGTGCGTCTGGCTTTATCTTTATCTGCTAGGCCCTGTAAAAAGCGCGCTGCTCTATCGGGGTGCATATTAGCTGCCCTTTCGGATCTGGTTTTGGATTTTCTATTAGGTTTTCCAACCCAAACACCGGAGCGCATAGCTTCGCGCCTCATTAGCTTTCTGTCTTCTTCACGCTGCCTAACCGTTCTTAGATTTTTAGGGACTGCGCTTTCATGCAATCGGAATATAGAAAACCCTTCAAATTCCTCTTGTAAGTCTTCCGGTTTTCTACTAGCGCTTAAATCTGTCAGGCCTTTATAGTGGCGCATATAGTCAAGCAATTGTTGCGTATTTAAAAAAGCTCTGTAGCTTTCGTTACCGTGGTATCTAAACGCGAATTGTTCATCTGACATTTTTAAATTATCTATACCGCTGGCTAATAGATTATGTAGCGATTGCATATCTGTTACACTCATAGGTAAAATAACTTCTTCCATCATTCCACCTTTGACGGGTCTAACACCTGTCAGCTCACCCTTCTTTAGACGGGTAGTAAATCTTTTAGAGTTGGGGCCTATTATCTTGTTACCGCCTACAACTTGAAAACCTTTAGCTTTAGCGTCCCTAGCCATAGCCTTAGAAACTTTTATAGCCTTATAGTTAAATTCGGCGGCTGATTGATATTGTCTAACCTTTTGTAAAACTCCTTTAGATATGTATTTACCAGAATGTAAATTTGCGCGCTTACTAATAATACCAGCAGCTTTTAACTTTTTCGCTATTAATATGTTTGATCTATCCCGTTGCGATTTGCTTGTTTTTGCTTTATGCTTTGCCATGTTGCGCCCTTTTAGACGTGCGGGATAATTGGGCAAAGCGGGTTTAGGCGCGGTGTTATGCGCCGCGTCTATACTCTCTATAATGGTAAGGAAAACCTTGCCCGACTTCTCGGACTTTAGACCAAGTTGGCAGCGACCGCAAGAGATTATTTGAACGAGGAAAAGACACTATGGCTGAAAGAATATTTATAAATGATTTAACCCAAACAGGGCGCTTAGAAGCGCCTGATCCTAAAGCGCCTAGGATTTTTCTTTCGTATAATGCAGACTTTACCGAAGCGGCTAATTTAGTATTAGACTTAACTGTTATCAATCAGGCCGGAGTTTTCGGAACCGTTCGCAGTATGTTTATGGACAATGGTAGCAATCCTAATGAAGTAGAAATTAGTGTAAGAGGCACAGATCAATATTTTACAGTTCCCCCATATGCCCAAGGGGTATTTAAAATAGACGCAAATAGTAAAAGCACAATTGAGTTTACTACGGCGGGTGGGGCTACAGATCAAGTTACAATCACTCTTTACAATTATGAAGTGGCCCCTTCTGTTTGGTATCGCTTCGGGACTTTCAATAATGACAAGCCTATAATGATTGAAGGGACTAATCCCGAAAGTCATGCACTAGCGCCCACAGATAACCCAGTATTTATAGGGGGCAAAAGTGATACTACAGGACAGTTAATTTCTCTTTCGGTAGATCAATCGGGGCGCGTTAGAGTTATTGGCGCGGCTGTGGGCGGAAATATTTTCGGCACTGACGCAATCGGCACTCCCCCCACAGCGGCCCCTGTCTTTATCGCTGGTATTGACCCTAGTGGTGAAATAGTTGCCGTTAGTTTAGACGCTACGGGAAAGGTTGAAACTTCGCCAGTTAGACCCTCTAATAGCACGTCCACAGCAATTGCCGCTGCTATTGTCGATACTGTCATATTGCCAAATAATCCTAATAGACGTGGTATGACTTTATATAATGATAGCAACTCTATTTTATATTTGCTGCTCGATAATAGCCCCGCGTCAACCGCTAACTATAGCTTACAAATTCAAGCTGGGGGTTATTATGAATTGCCCTTTGGCTATACGGGGTCGATTAATGCTGTATGGAGTGCCCCCGATGGCGAAGCTAGAATAACGGAGTTTGTGTAATGCTTATTAATCCTTCTCTAACCGTAGTTGGCAAAGCTTGGCCTGTAGAAAGTCGTTTACATGCGAGCAGCGTATTAGTCCCTCCCCTTGTTAATATTGTGCAAACTTTTGGCTATGATGAAAAAGGCGACGGGGGCGGGGCCTTGTATGAGCGCGTTGCTGTAGAGCCTAATCACGCTGGTAAATTTCAAGACTTAGGTGGGGCTTGGTTTGGTCTAGCAGATCAAGACATTAATGTCAAAATGTTTGGGGCTAAATCAGACGGTTTAACAAATGCTACCAACGCCTTTCTAAATGCTATCAATTATGCTATGATTAACCAGATTGTTTTAGACGTTACTGGCGATTATGGTTTTGTGGGCGAAATAGTATTTACCCAAACTAACCATTTAAGAATGACTACTAAAGCCCCTTCTTATTTTCGCAATAGGGCAGTTGCTCACACTCGCAAATTCTTTTGGATTACACAAGCGGGCTTCGACTTTGAAATTAAGGCTTTTAATTATCTAATAATAGACGGGGCAGAGCTACGCTCAATTGTTCTTAGATTGGAAAATGACGCCGATAGCTCACCCAATGCGACAGTGTGGGGGGTTATTACAACTAATGCTAAATTAATTGGCCCTAGCGGCGACGTTAATGGTATCGTAGTAATAGGTTCTTATAATAAAGTAGATATTAGAGATACGGAAGCCACTAACATAACCATGCAAGCAGGATTGCAAGGTCGAGTTTCTCAAGGTTTTGTGGTAGCAAGATCATCGGATATTAGAGGCCCTAAACATATTTATATGAGGCGCGTTGCCGCTAGAAACGTTACTTCACCAGATTACTCCGATAGTGGCTATGGTGATATAGACGGCTTCGCACTTTTTCAAAATGAAATAGACGGGGGAAGTTTTGATGTAGATCACCTAACCGCAGAAAACTGTGCTAGACGAGGCATTAAAACACAAATTATTTCTCCTATTGCAATAATGAATAACGTCTATATTATCAGAAACACCCCTAGCGTGGCTGTTATTGGCACTATTGATATAGCTCACCAATATTATCAATGTGAGATGAATAACGTTTCTTTTGAATATGGGGGAAATGCTATTCATCAAAATGGCACTACCCCTTTTAATATATCGCACCCCGGACCCACTCTAACGCCTATTCCTTGGGGAATACCTTTAGCGTCTATTAACAATATTTCTATAATTGATCGGGGCACTAACAAAGTCCCGTTGCGTTATCTTTTTAGCTTGGCTTACACTGGCACGGACCCTAATCCTAGAATGTTTAGCGCTAGTAATGTAAAAATTATTGGTGCTGCTGTAAATGCTATATTATCTTTAAATTCACTTGGGCAAGATTGCGTGGCAGATATTAATTTAAGCAACTTCATGGTAGGAATGGATAGTCAAGCCAATGAAGCGGCCATTGCTAGGGGGTCCGGAAGCCTTAAAACACTTAATGTTAATCTTACTAACTTTAGAAACTTTAATGGCGAAGTGGTTCCCTTATTGCGTAACTATTCCGGAGCTATCAATGTCGAAAGCTCCTATGGTGTTTGGAGTGACAATGGGGGTAACTTTGGAGTGGCAGTTGCCAGCGGGGGTTACAATAGCCCCTTTAATGGAATTAAGAATACAGCCAGATCAAGAGGCAATCTCGTAAATAGAGCGGATGCTATACATAAATCATATTCTGGTATTTCTACAGCCGAAACTTATTATATAGCGCAAGGTGTTACTCAATCCTTTGGTAACTATGGTTGGATTAATAACGGGGCCTTAATTATAGTTGGCACTAACTCTAATGAGCCGCCGGGAATTTATAAGATCGGGCGCAACGCTGTTATTACAAATGTATCGGCTAATCCTAATATTACAACCGCCCCTAATAACGGGACTGAACCGACTACGGGTGCAATAAGAATGTGGATTGATGCCGCAACTCTTGAATTAAAGTTTAAGGCTGTGAATAATTATTATTACGTTTCAGTTTATGCTTTTACAGGATAGGAAATAAAAATGTCAATGATGGCCGATATGATGGCGGATATGTTGAAGAAAGCACTACCGCCTGAAGTTATGGAATTACTAACACCAGAAAATATTAAAGAAATTGGAGACAAAGCTAACGCTTTTATTGCCGACTTGCGAGACGGTATAAACGAAATAAAATTAGAGCAAGTAAACCAAAAAGTTTTATTGGAAGAAATGAAAGGGCTTTTAGATGGATACGGAAATAAAGATAGTAAGCGAGGAAAATAACGCCGACACGTTAGAGACGGTTGAGGAAGTTTTGGAGATTGCTGGCGAGGCCGTAGATAACGCTGTAGCGATAGCGGAAATAGAGGCTAATAAAGAAGTTGCTATTACTGCTATACAATCAGAAACGGCGATTGCTATTTCGGAAAATAATTTAAGAGAAACTCAATTAACACAAGAAGAAAGCGAAAATCAAGCATGGAATATAAACCGTTTGGAGCAGTCGATAATGGAGCTACAGGGGCAGGTAGCGACATTGACAAACTTGCTGTTGCCGCCGACTTTATCGGACCCGCAACTGGTGATGGAAGCGGAAGCGATAGCGGAGATGGCAACGGAAGCGGAGATGATTTCACCTTTGACCCCGAACGACATATCGGACCAGACAAGCGAAACCAAGACGGAAGCTTCCGTAGAAAGCGTAAGCGCGGAAATTCCAACGCTGATAGTAAACGAAAAACCCGTAAGAGTTCCGATAATAGAGCTAGTGTAGAAAGCCTATCGCGCCTCTTAGCTATTGTCCATATGGGGCTAGCGGGTGTTACTAAGACGCCCGAATTGAAATTAGAGGATGACGAGGCGACAAGTTTGGCGGCGGCTACAGCCAATGTTTTAGAGGAATTTGATATTAGACCGGACCCTAAAATTGAGGCTGTAATTGGTTTGGTAACGGTTTCCTCTATGATCTATGGGCCTAGAATTTATATGATAGCAGAAAGGCGTAAGAGCGAAAAGAAAACTAAAATAGCAGGTCTACAGGGCAATGATAGTTAGAGGCCCCTCAGATCAACAGCGGGTTGTAGTTTTGGGAAGAACGGGAAGCGGAAAATCTCAATTTTCCGTTTCCCTATTGTCAACTAGAAACTGGCACGAGATGCCTTGGATTATTATTGACTATAAAGGGGAAGATTTAATTTTAGATATTATGGCCGCAAACAAAGGGCTAATTACAAAAATTTATCCCGATAGCAATATTCCCAAAAAGGCGGGGCTTTATTATATGCACCCCACACCTGTAGAAGATGACGTAAAAATGGAAGCTTTTTTAAGGCGCGTTCATAAATCTGGTTATTGTGGTTTGTTTATAGACGAGGGTTACGCTTTGCCCCAAAGAGCGGCTTTTGACATTATTCTAACACAAGGGCGCTCACTACATATTCCTGTAATATGTTTATACCAGCGCCCCGTTTGGATGTCTCGCTTTGCTATTGCTCAAGCTGACTTTTTTGCAGTGTTTGAGCAAAATGATGAACGCGATCTCAAAATAAGTAAGCAATTTGTCAAGCCAGCAAAGGGCGAGAATGGCGAAATAATATCGGTTTTTAATGACTTGCCAACCTATTATTGTTTGTGGTATGACGTTGGCAAAGGTATTTCTTCCGTCTTACGCCCCGCACCGGACAGACAAATGATAATAGATACCTTTTCTAAACGGCTTAAATTCAAGCCACAAAATGCGAGGGCGTTAATCTAATGGATGCAATACTATTAACTTGGCGCTGGCAAAATTTCGCCAGCATTAGCGTTATGGTCATTACTTTGTTTTTGCTGGTAACAGTATTTAAGCAAGTAATGATGCGCTACGATGGAGAAAAGGCAGCCGCCGATGGCTGATCTACTCCCAAACTTTGGTATATTAAAAGCTCCTAGTAATTGGTTTTTAGTGGCTTTTGTTATGACAATTTTAATATTCACTTTTGGTTTACTACATAAGGATAAAGTATAATGGCAGGTAACATTCCAACACAATCCCCCCAAACAAGCATGGAGCGCAACGCTATGGCCGCCCGTGGTATTTTGCTAGCGGGGGTTGAGCGTTTTCAGCAAGTTTATAGCAAGGGCGTCAATCCAGCTAATGAGCGGCTTCTAAATATCGTCCCCCAAAATGTCGGACTAATTCGCGGTTTTTTGGTAAAAGTGGAAGGAATTATTAGCAACGGGGGCGCGGGTGTTCTTAACCGCACTAATTTCGGGGCAGCTAACGCCTTGCGTGACATTGGCTTCACCGATGTAAATAACCAAGTGCGTCACCAAACTACAGGTTGGCATTTGAACATGGTTAATAGTGCCAAGCAGCCGATGGTATGGGGCGGTGCTTATGCCCCTAATGTCCCTGTTGGTTATGGAAATAACTATGATGTAATCACGGCCCCTAGCACTATCGCGGCGGGTGCTGAGGCCCCTGTCCAAATGTATTATTATGTGCCGCTATCATATAGTAAAGTTGATCTTCGCGGTGCTATGTGGGCTGGTATTGTCAACGCCGTTTCTCAATTGCAGCTAGAAATTAATCCCAATCCGGCTGTTGCAGCGGGTGTTGATAGTGGCTTGGCTATGTATGGGGGTAGCGCTAACAGTGGATGGAAAGCCGGAAGTAATGTAACTGTAACCGTTTATCAGGATTATATAGATCAAGTTCCAATGTCATCGGAAGGGCAACCGATCTTGCCGGAAATTGATTTGCAAACTCTTTATTCTCTTAACACTACGTCACTTAGCGCTTTGGTAGCTGGGCAGGATTACGGAGTAGCATTTGCCAACTTCCGGAATTTCCTTTCGACTAGCTTAACGTATAATAACGGGGGCGTCTACAGCGCCGGAACCGATATTAATTTCTTTGCGCTGCAAACTGCTAACAGCAGTAACATTTGGAAATACGGGCCGGAAGAAGCAGCGCTTATGGCGCGATCTACTTTTATGGCGGATCCGCCCACGGGCACTTATTACTTTGACCATCGGGCCAAGCCTATTAATACGCAGCAGTTTGGCAATACGCAAATTACTGTCAATCCAAAAACTGTTGCGGCGGGTGCAAGTCTCAATGTTGGCTTTGAATATTTTAGCCAAGCCTCTCAAGTTGTATTTGCTGGTTCCCTTCCATCTGGCGGCTAATAGTAAACGCCCCGCGCCTATATGGTGCGGGGCCTAACTTAATTGTAAGGCTATATTATGGACATTATGGAAACAATCACTAAACCTTGGCGCGACCCTATAGATTATATTGTTTTAGTTTTTTGGGTTGTGATCTTTGCAATATTCGCTTTTGCTATGTTTGATAGTCTGCGAATTTTGACCGTATGGGTTAAGAATAACGCTTAATAAAAAGGAAAAGTATTATGAAAATTTTGGGTATTTCATTAGGGACAATTGTTATGATCGTGGCAGTTGTTTTTATTGTTCGCAAATGGGGCTCTTCTATTCCCGTTGTTAAATCAATTTAAAATATAATGCGCCAGTCTACAATAATATTCGGCACTTTGTCTCTAGCTTTTATTGTTTATATAACAGTAAGGGGGCAGCTTGAAAGCTATAAGGATTTGTTTAGCTCGGCCCCGCCGATTAATGAAGTAGAGGCTCAAACAGAAACCGACACTGACAAGGCCAATGAAAGCGAAAGCGGCAATTGGACCTTGCCAGATTTGGAAAAAGTTTTGGAAAACTGGTTAGGTAATGAGGGTTTTATTTGATGCCAATATTCATTTTGTTAGTTGGTTTAATCCTAATAGTAACAGGGATTAATAATAAAATACCGGACCTAATAGCTTTAGTAAAGGAAGACTTTAGCCCCTCGGATAATAGCACAAGTTTTCCTGTTTGGATATTTGCTATTTTTGTAGTTGGGGCCTTGGGTTATATTAAACCTTTAAAGGGGCTGTCAATAGCTTTTCTTTTTCTTATTATTATAGCTATGTTTGTAAAGAAAGATAATGGGTTTTTTGATAGTTTTTCTAAATCATTTTTAAAAGGAAATAGTAATGAGTAACACAATGGGACAAATTGTAACAGTTCTAACTGCGATTGTTGGAGTTGCTATATTGGCAGTTTTGGTTAGTAGTAGATCACAAACTCCGGCTGTCATTAAAAGTTTTGGCGATGCTTTTAGCGGAAGCCTACGCGCAGCTACGGGGCCTGTATCGGGTGGTTATGGAACACAATTTTAAGGTGATTAATAATGCCCCATAAATTTATCAATTTCATTAGACGGTCCCTAGTAGATAGCCAAGGGACAGGTCAAGAGGCTTTTCAGCAACAACAGGGCTATAGCTTTAGCAGTATAAACGGTAATGGGGGGCATGGTATTAAATCATCCTTGAACGCGACTAATCCGGCAACCATAACAGTGGGGCCAACGCACAAACTTAACGACCCTTTTGTTACTGGCAACGCCGCTTATGATCTACAGTTACAACCTTTATATAGAGAAATTGAATTTAGACGGGGCGGGACTAACGGCCATTTTTAAGGATTAACAAATGCAAATTTTGGAATATGCTAAAAATCATCCTGTCCAAAGTGGAATTATTGCGGTTGTAGGTGTAGTTATCTTTGTAGTAATTGTTAGGGGAAGTGGAAGCGGGGCAACTACTAGGGCTATTTATAGTGGCCCTAGTGATGCCGCTTTTGCCGCCGATGCTGCTATAAAAACCGCTGAAAAGCAATCTAATGCCACTATACAGGTCGCTACTATAGGGGCAGGAGTTCAATTAAATAGCGATAACAAACAAGCCGAAGTCATGATGGAACAATACAGGGCAGCAGAAAGGGTTGGAATAGCTAATGCCAATGTGGGGCTAGAACAGGCTAAAGCGCTAAGAGATATTGGACTGGCTAGCGAAGCAACGGAACAAGAGCGCCTAGCCAATGAAGCGCGCTTGACTAATGAGGCTTTTGCGCGCCTAGGCTCACTTAAAAAGAAAGATCGGGACGAGGCCCTACAAGCTATTGTTACTCGCCAAGCTATTCCTAGCGGGGATAATGCGGCCAATAGTGCTAGCGGTATTATCGGCAGTATAGGCGGGGCTGTTGGTAGCGTGGCTAAGGCTTTTAAATCCATCTTTAGCGATGATCGGTTGAAAGAAAATATTCGCTACCTAGGTGTAGATGATAAGGGCTTTGGAGTTTATGAATTTAACTATAAAGGCTCTAATAGAAAACATACAGGGCGCATTGCACAAGATGTAGAAAGGGCTAGACCGGACCTAGTTACAATTGATAGTAAGACTGGATATAAGAAAATTGACGCTATCGAAACAAATGTTGGAAAGATCAAAATTCCCACACTTCCGGCACCAGCACGCTGTGGTGGTTTTGGACAAGAAACCGTAATATGAGCGCGGCGCTAGATACTGCCTATAAATTCTTTATTGACAAAGGTTATAGCTCTGCCCAAGCGGCGGGTATTGTAGGCAATCTATACGGCGAAAGTAAGCTAAACACCAAGGCTGTTGGTGATGGGGGCAAGGCATATGGGATAGGGCAGTGGCATCCGGATAGGCAAGCAATATTCGCCAAAGCTTTTGGTAAACCTATACAACAATCAACCTATACGGAGCAGCTAGCCTTTGTAGATTACGAGCTTAGAAACAATGAAAGTTTAGCTGGTAAACTGTTGCGGAAAACCAAAACTATAGCAGAGGCGACGCGGGTTTTTATGCTGCGATACGAAAGACCCGCCGCTTGGGCAGCTAAAGAAAGCTACGGGGCTAGATATAGCGCGGCGCAAAAAGCGGCTAGTAGAAACGGTAAAGAGGCCGTTAGCGGTGATTGGGATTGGAGCGACCCGCTAGGCTCTTTTGGGTATGGTTTAGGAGATGCTTATGCTGATACTTTTGGGGATGGAAGTGGGAGTGAATTATTTAATCCTATGAGTTTTTTTACCAGCGATCTAGTAAAGAGAATAGTCGCTGTTATTGTGGGCGTTGTCTTAGTCGGACTGGCAATAGCCGCTGTTACATTAACGTCTGACACTACTAAAAATATAATTAATACAATTAAACCAAAGTAAGGAAACAAAAATGTCGATTGTTAAATTTATTAATGAATATGCAGACGAGGCCCTTTCGCTGGCTGGGGCGCTTAATGTTATGCTAGAAGGCGTGGCTCTTAGCCCTACACAAAGTGCTAAAGTAAAAGAGACTATTGAACGACTAGAAAAAGCTCATGCCAATATTTCTAAATCTAAGCCAACTTTGGTTAAAATCCAAAAGGCAGATATTGACGCCGCTGTCAAAGCTGCAATGCCGGACTTTAACAAAATGGTAACCGTTGCTGTGACCAAAGCCATGAAAGGTGCAAAATGAAAAAGGCCATCTTAGCGTTAAGTCTTTCTGTTTTGCTAGCTGGTTGCGAAACGGTAGATCAAAGCAAAGAATATGAAATATGCGATAAGCCGGAATGCGGCGATCTAGTGGAGATAGAAGTAGAAGGGTAGAAAGACATATGAGAATTACGGTTAATCAGCTTCGCGGTAGACTTGAAAAAGTAGAAAATCATTTAACCGATATGCTTCCACGAGTAGAGAAAATTGAAGCGGGGCAAATATCAATTGCCGATGATACTAAATCTATATTGGCCGCAGTTGATAATGCAAAAGGTGTAATAGGTTTTGTAAAGCGTCACGCCTCTAAAATTCTATTCGCTGCGGCAGGGGCAGGAATGTTTAATCCGACCGCTGCAAAATTTGTCCTAGCTGTTTTAGGAAATTAAGAAGGGCAATAAAAAAGGGGCGCGAAAGCGCCCCTTTTCTTTTAAGTAGATCAATTAACTTGACGGGAGCGCCAAAGATGCAGGGGGCATGGGGAGCGCCCCAAGCTGGTTTTTAACTGCCACAATTCCTTGGGGAGCTTGGTTAAGTAGATCACGAACAACAAAGGTATATGACGTTGCCGCTTTTTCGTCATACGCCGCGTAAATATCAAAAGCAATATTCACGCTAACCACATCATCCGAAGATCCCAAAGCGCCTAGGACCATCTCGGTGGCATATTCCGGCAAATAGCAAACTGCGCTCGTAAGCGTTTCGCCTGTTACGCCGTTAGTCCCTTCAAACTGCCCGATAAGACCAAAGCCAACTTGACCTTGGCGCTCGCCTTCTTTGATCTTATAGGGGCGCGGTTGCGTAGCTACGCCCACAATTCGACAGATAAAATGTTCCGAGTTGGTTTCTGTCATTACAAGTTTAAGCAATGCTGCCTTATCCCATCCAAGGCCCTTAATGGAAAGCTTCTTAGCGATGCTTTGGCCGATGGGGGTATCTTTGTTTTCTGTTTTACTCATTGTGCGAGTTCCTTATTAAATTGCCCCGCACTTTAGGCGGCGGGGCTAGGCCTATGCCTTTACTAAAGCGTAAAGGTCTTTTCTTCCGAGGCTGTAGGGTTTTTAATTTTGCCCTGTAGCTTGGTCAATTCGGCTTCAAGAGCCACCATGATCTTTGTCCATTGCTCTTCGGTGTATTCATAATTGCCCTTGTTGGTAAGACCGCCAAGTGAAGCAACGGCAGTAAGAGCCTTTTCGGTGCGGAAAACTGCAAGGCGCGCAAATTTTTGAGCCTTGGTTTCTGTTGATGTTTCTTTTTTCTCGGACATTGTGCGAGTTCCTTCTTTAAGTTTAGCCGTTATTGGCCTTTTGACCTTGGGCGTTAATAGTTATCTTGTCAAGGTCTAATTTTAAAGCTGGGCAATTATGATCTACAATGTTGAAACTGTCTATAGTGTCAACGCTAGCGCCACAGCCGCCGCAAGTTACGGTGTTTCCTATCTTTTCTCTACAATCTATTTGGGGGTTAATGGTCAATTGCAAAATTTCAATTACACGCTCTAAGCGAGATATAAAAGAATTTAGAATAGCTGCCATTGCCGCAAGACCTGCTAAAGCAAAAATGATTAAAACCAATGTGTGTTGAATGGTAGTCATATTAATTTCCTTTCCTTATGACGATTAATAGAAGCGCTACATTTTTAAAAAAGTCAAGTGACAAAGCGAAAAAGATGACATATAACGTTCATGTCAACCGCCCGACAGTGATTTGACAAGCGCGGTGATCCTCTCCCAAGGCGCTGATGCCCTCGCCGGAATTTCCACCTCGGCGGGGGCATTTTCATTTTACAGCTATAAAAGGGGTTGACTAATATTTGATATTGTAGTAACTGTTTTAGAGCGCGATAAATTTTAAGGAGATGGAAAATGATGCTTTCTAAAAATTTTAGTTTGAAAGAGTTTACTAGGTCACAAACAGCAAGGCGCTTTAATATTATCAACGAACCAACTTGGGAAGAAATACGCGCAATGACTATTCTTTGTAATAGAATATTGCAGCCTATCAGAGATCATTATAGAAAACCAGTTTTTATAAGTTCTGGATTTAGATCAATAGAATTAAATGAGAAAATAGGTGGAGCTTCAAAAAGTCAACACCCGAAAGGAGAAGCTGCGGACATAGAAGTCGAGGGAATAAGTAACTATGATCTAGCTGTATGGATTAAGGACACTTTAGAATTTGACCAGATTATAATGGAAGGGGTTAGAGGTAATATAATTAATTCTGGATGGGTGCATGTATCTTTTGTTAGTAGAGAAGAAAATAGAGGTAGCGTTCTTACTAAAGACTTTTCTAAGAAAGGTTACATGAAAGGGTTGATTAGACCCTAGCCATAACCCCCAACACCGATAATACTAATGAAGTTGATAATGAAGTTTAAGTTAAAGTTGAAGTTGAAGCTATAGTTGTAGATCATAAGACCGCTACCGTAT